CATTGTCGACTCTGAAGATTTTGAGTCTTCAGTGCTTAGAACACCAGAAGCAGAATTTCGAACTAAGCGAACTAACTGCTTTGTTTCAACAGCTACTGCATGGCTTCCTACCGGAAGCTGGGACGCGTTGGTTGACAAGGACAGAGTGCCAATGCAAGGTGAAGATGTCATTCTTGCATTCGATGGAGCCTTCTCTAACGACTCCACAGCTCTAATTGCCTGGCTTATAGGTTCCGAAAAACCACATTTGATGGTTGTAGGACTATGGGAAAGACCGATTGATGCTGATCAAGCGTGGCATGTGCCTGTAGCAGAGGTCGAAAAGACGATTATGGATGCCTGTAGAGACGGCAGATTCAACGTCAAAGAGATTGTTTTTGATCCTGCACGATGGAATAGAACTTTCATGGTGCTAGATGAAGATGGTTTGCCGTGCGTTTCGTATCCAAACTCAGCAGAACGTATGGTTCCTGCAACACAAAAGTTTTATGAAGCGGTAGTAAACCAATCATTTACACATGATGGTGATGAACGTCTAGCACGACATGTGGCTAACTGTGTGACAAAACAATCGTCACGTGGTGTCATGGTTGCTAAAGCTTCGTCTAGAAGAAAAGTGGATGCTGCTGTTGCTTCTATCTTTGGTTATGACCGAGCAACACAACCTCCTGGACCTAAAGAACCTGTTGCCAGGTATTTCTCAATACAAGTATAGGGAGCGTTATGAAAAAAATTGACTTTTCTTTATTTGTAGAATTGGCAGGAGTAATTCTTGTCGCCGTCGGGGTCGCTATGTTCTCTGTTCCTCTTGCCTTTATTACGGTAGGCGGATTTCTTATTTGGGCTACAGAAAAGGCTAATTGATGACCGCTGGTATCTATAACACAACCATTGATCAAGGTTCTATTTGGTCAGTTGTATTAGTTTATACTGATTCTAATGACGCACCTGTCAATTTAACTGGTTATACTGCGGCAATGCAACTGCGCCAAACCTATAATTCTCCAACTGCTGATCTAACTTTAACTACAGCAAATGGTGGTATTAGTATTGTTGGAGCAACTGGAACAATAACAATTACGGCAACAGCCACGCAAACAGGTTTACTTGATGCAGGTCTTTATGTTTACGACCTAGAATTGACATCAGGTTCTAATGTTTCTCGTTTAATTCAAGGTCAATTAACAGTTGCAGAACAGGTGACACGATAATGACAGCTAATAAAGTCACCATAAATCAAACTAATAATACAGTTGATATTTCAGCACCTGGTCCTCAAGGTGCTTTAGGACCGACAGGTCCTACTGGTCCACAGGGAATTCAAGGAGTAACAGGTCCGACAGGCCCAACAGGATCGCAAGGTATTCAGGGAGTTACCGGTCCAACCGGTCCTCAAGGTATTCAGGGAGTAACCGGTCCGACAGGACCGCAAGGAGTTACCGGTCCCACAGGATCACAAGGTCCAACTGGACCGACGGGTCCTCAAGGAATTCAAGGCGCAACTGGACCTACTGGAGCTCAGGGAATCCAGGGTCCGACAGGATCAACGGGACCTACTGGAGCTCAAGGAATTCAAGGCGTTACCGGTCCAACTGGTCCGCAAGGAATTCAAGGTCCAACTGGTCCTACTGGACCGCAGGGAATTCAAGGTGAAACAGGACCAACAGGTCCAACAGGATCTCAAGGAATTCAAGGTTTTACTGGGCCAACAGGACCCCAAGGAATTCAAGGTGTTACAGGACCTACAGGTCCAACCGGCGCGGACTCATTTGTAACTGGACCTACAGGATCAACGGGTCCACAAGGAATTCAAGGAATTCAAGGTATCCAGGGTATCCAAGGACCAACTGGTCCGCTAGGACCAACAGGATCTACAGGTCCAACTGGAGCAGCTTCGACTGTAACTGGTCCGACTGGAGCATCTGGACCAACCGGTCCGCAAGGTGTTTCAGGACCAACGGGACCAACTGGTTCTGCTGGTACTGACGGCGATCGTTATCACACTACATCTACAACCTCGTTAACAATTGCTCCAAATGGAACAATTACTTTAACTACTGTTGATCTTTATCTTGATTATTCAACAGCTCAAAGTGTAATTATTGCGCACGATATAAATAATCACATGCACGGCGAAGTTGTTTCATACAATCAAGCAACTGGAAGTCTTGTAGTTGATCTTAAAAGCAAAACAGGATCAGGAACATATACTTCTTGGGAAATAAATCTTGCTGGCGCAGTAGGAATTCAAGGCGCAACTGGAGCAACAGGACCAACTGGCGCAACCGGTCCTCAAGGTGTAACTGGTCCTACTGGACCAATTGGAGTTACAGGTCCTACTGGATCAACTGGTTTAACAGGAGATACAGGTCCAACAGGTTCAACAGGTCCACAAGGTTTACAAGGAATTCAAGGAATTCAAGGTGTAACCGGTCCTACCGGACCACAAGGAATTCAAGGAGTAACAGGTCCGCAAGGAGTTCAAGGAGATCTTGGTCCTACAGGTCCAACCGGTTCACAGGGAATTCAAGGTCCTACTGGACCAACAGGTCCACAAGGAAACCAGGGAATTCAAGGTCCAACTGGTTCGACAGGTCCGCAAGGAATTGCTGGTCCGACAGGACCGACCGGTCCACAAGGAGATCAAGGAATTGTTGGTCCTACTGGACCTACAGGATCTCAAGGAGTAGAAGGACCAACAGGTCCAACCGGTTCACAAGGAATTCAAGGTACGACAGGTCCTACTGGAGCAACCGGTCCGCAAGGAGTTCAAGGACCAACTGGTCCTACCGGTGCAACTGGAGCAGCTTCAACTGTTACTGGTCCTACAGGAGCAACAGGTTCTGCCGGAGCTACTGGTCCAACAGGTCCTACAGGTACAAGCGGAGCAACAATTCTGCCTACTGATAACACTTGGACTGGCACAAACACATTTAACAATGATGTTGTGATTGCAGAATCAGGAACTGGTGTTGCCTTGCGCATCACCAACACAGGCACTGGCAATTCGCTAATAGTTGAGGATGAAACTAACCCTGATTCAACGCCATTTGTTATTGATGTGGCTGGTGCGGTTGGAGTAGGCACTACAACGCCAATCTTTCCAATTCATCAATCAGGAATATCAGCACCAAATGTTACTGCGGATATATTTTCAACAAGTGCAGGGCCAGCATTTACTGGGCGGCGTGCAAGAGGAACAGTAGCATCGCCTTCTGCAGTTCTAAACAATGATGGACTTGTGGCTATTACTGCACGCGGGTATGGTGCAACTAATTTTGGTACCAACAATGTGGCTGCCCTTCTTATGATCGCGGCGGGCGATTTTACAGATACCTCACAACCAACTGCAATTACATTAGGAACTACAGCGGTTAATAGCATTTCACGATCAGAGCGTATGCGTATTGACAGTGCTGGAAATGTATTTATTGGAACTAACACAGTTGCAGGCCAAAACACAGGTGGTTTGACAATTCAAGGGCAAGATGTTCAATTGATGACTATAATGCAGGCTTACTAAGGAAAATGGAGTAGTAACTAATGGCTACAACAACAAAGGCGCTCTTTCGCGGAGCAGCAACAACATCAACAGGCACCACGCTTTACACGGTGCCAGCATCAACAACAACGGTTGTAACATCAATCATTGTTACTAACACTTCAGCTTCAGCGGGTACATTCACAATGGCACTTGGCGGCACAAACTTCGGCACGCTGATTGCAGTCGGTGGCAATGACTCAACTGTTATTGACATCAAGCAAGTGTTGACCGCTGCGCAAACCATCACTGGCGGTGCCTCTGCCGCCACGATCAACTTTCACATCTCAGGCGTGGAAATCGCTTAAATGGGAGTCTATGAATTATCGGGCGCGGGGTCGGTAAAGACTGGTCGAACCCTTTATACGAGTATGAACGCTGGCAATATGTATGGGGCAATGGTGCCGATTGCTTATGCTGCAAACGGTTCAGCAAATTTTGCTAACATTCCGCAAACATATCAGGATTTGTATATGGTTGGACAACTTCGTGGCACTAGCGCAAACACAATCGAGTATTTTTTTAACACCCTCAACGGTGCATCAAGCGGATATTCATACACAAGTTTGACTGGTGACGGTTCAAGTCCAACATCTGCACGAAACAACATCGGAACAAGTGCTTTCTATATTGGTACTGGTCCAAGTGCAAATTCAACCGCAGGAATTTTTGCTTCGTATGAAATTTGGGTATTGAATTACGCAAATACGACAACAAATAAGACAGTCTTGTATCGGTTTGCAGGCGATCAAAACGGTTCAGGTCAAACGGCTCTTGGCGTTGGTTTGTTTTCTTCAACTGCAGCAATAACCCAAATAAATGCTTTTGGCGCAAATGGAACTGCAACAGGCTCAACACACACTCTCTACGGAATCAGGGCGGTGTCATCGTGAGTATGGTATTCATTGCCAGCACTGGCACTTTAAGCGGTTCAGTTGGTCAAGTCTTTTTTGGTGATATTCCTCAAACATTTACACATTTACAGGTTCGTACTTTTGGGCGAATAAATGTCAATGCAATCAACTCAGCAACTTCAGGATTACAAATCAACACTGTTGGTTCAAATGTTTATGATGGTCATTATTTACTGGGAAATGGTTCTGCTGCATCATCAGGCAGACAAGGTTTTTACAATGCTTGGTTCACCCAGCCATATTTAAGCGCAAATAACTCAGGTTCAAATGTATTTGGTGTTCAAATGATTGATATTCTTGATTATACAAACACAAATAAAAATAAAACTATTCGAGCAATTGGCGGTTTTGACGATAACAATGCAGGTGGCGGGGCAAATGTTGGCCTTTATTCAGGTTTATGGATGAGTACGGCTGCGATCACATCACTTACAATAAATGTGTCTGGTAATCTTTTTGTTGCAGGTTCACGCGTTGACCTCTACGGCATCACCTCATCCCAAGTAACGGGGGCATAAATGACGATTGCAATGCAGCCAATTTATACACAAACTGTTGGCGCTGGTGGAACAACTGTAATTAACTTTAACAACATTCCACAAACATTCACAGATTTGCAAATTGTTATTAGTTCACGAACCAATGGAACTGGTGGCGTAAGACTTATTGGTTCATATTTTAATGGTACTGGTTATCCATCAAATGCTAGTTTTGTAGAACTTATTGGTAATGGTTCAAGTACATCATCTTCAGGCAACTCTGCATATACAACTTTTGGATATACCAATGATGCTTTACAAACATCAAATACATTTTCTTCACATAATATATACATTCCAAACTACACAAACACTTCATATTTTAAACAATTGATAATTGATTCTGTACAAGAGAATAATGCAACTACCGCAAGGCAGTATTTAGCGGCTAACTTATGGCGTTACACAAATGCAATCACATCAGTTCAGGTGGATTGCGGCGGTGAGGTTTTTCAGCAATACACCACATTTTCACTCTACGGAATCACGAAAGGCTAAGAACAATGAGCAAAGTAATCGAGATTGACTGTTCAACAGGTGAATCTATTGAACGCGATATGACACCTGCTGAACTAGAGGCACAGGCAGCGATGCAAGCACAAGCAGAAGCTGATCAGATTGCAGCAAAAGCTGAAGCCGAAGCAAAAGCTTTAGCAAAAGCATCTGCTGAAGCAAAACTTACAGCGCTTGGCTTAACCGCAGAAGAGATTGCTGCTCTCTAGTCAATCAGGTCGGGGGACCAATGAAAATTGCAGTTTATACAATTGCGCTTAATGAAAAAGCATTTGTCGAGCGCTGGTACAAAAGCGCAAAAGATGCAGATTATCTACTAATTGCAGACACAGGTTCGACAGACTCGACAGTTGCGTATGCCAAGAATCTTGGTATTAACGTAATCAAACTAGCAGTCAAACCTTGGCGCTTTGATGATGCAAGAAATGCAGCACTTGCATTTCTACCACTTGACATTGATTATTGTATTGCTTTGGACATGGATGAAAAACTGCAACCTGGTTGGAGAAAAGAGTTAGAATCTTTAGGATCCGAAATTACACGACCAAGATACAAGTACACTTGGTCATGGAATCCTGATGGATCACCCGGTCTAACTTACGGCGGAGACAAGATCCATTCTAGGAAAAACTACAGGTGGAAACACCCTGTACATGAAGTTTTAACTTGCACAACTAATGAAGTTCAAGCATGGACAAAGTTAGAGATACATCATCACCCAGATGATACTAAATCTCGAGGGCAATACTTTGAGTTACTTGCTCAATCGGTAATAGAAGATCCTACAGATGATCGAAATTGTTTCTACAATGCAAGAGAACTATTCTTTCACAATAAGTGGATAGAAGCAATTGCAGAGTTTAAGCGTCACTTAAGTCTTCCTAAAGCTCAGTGGAAACCTGAGCGGGCAGCATCAATGAGATACCTTGCTAAGATGGAAGAGTCAGAACGAGAATCTTGGCTACTAAAAGCGATTGCAGAATCCCCTAACAGCCGAGAACCAAGAGTAGATCTTGCTCAGTATTACTACTCAAAGAGTCTTTGGTTAGATTGTTACGCACATGCTCATGCCGCGCTAAGAATTACAGAACAACCATTAGAATATCTTGTAGAATCAGATGCCTGGGGATACTTGCCTCATGATCTAATCGCAATCGCATGTTACAATATGGACAAATTAGACGAAGCAGTAGAACATGGCAAGAAAGCTGTCGAACTAGCACCTTGGATTGATAGACTTAAGGAAAATCTAACTTTTTATAAAGAAGTACCCATAATGAAAGGCAACTAAATGAGTCTATCAAATAGACTGCGTAAATCAGGAGAAAAACGGACTAACAACCAATTTTTAGAACCGTTTTTACCTGGTCGTGCTTTGTATGCAACTCCAGCTGGAGTAGATGTAAACTCTGATACCGCAATTCGTATGTCAACAGTTTATGCTTGCGTACGACTATTAGGTGACACTATTAGTTCTCTTCCACTATCCGCTTATGTCCGTCGTGGACGTTCAAGAATAAATTATGCATCTGTCTATGGTGAATTGCCTGCATGGATTAACAAACCAAATCCTGATTCAACTCGTTTAGAGTTCTATGAGCAAGTAATTTCATCGCTAAACCTTCATGGCAATGCATTCATTCTAACCGTACGTGACGATATGGGCGACGTTCAAGAGCTTTACTGCATAAACCCACTACAAGTTCGTATACGTCGTCCTGATCCAATGGGCGAGATTGAGTACATAGTTACTATTGGTCAAAACGCACAAGATCCAGTAAATCAGTTCTATGACAATGCACAACCTTTTGATCCACTATCAGTAAAAACAATGGTTCTAACAAAAAATGAAATCCTACACATTCCTATGTTTAGACTACCTGGTCAGTTACTTGGACTTGGTCCAATTGCAGCAGCTCGCATAACTTTAGGATCAGCTATGGCCGCAGAAGTTTATGCAGCAAGTTACTTTGGAAATGCAGCAAATCCTGGTGGAGTTATTGAATCTCCAGGTGAAATGACTGAAGAACAAGCTGCTGATATTGCTCGCAACTGGAATATGTCACATACAGGACCTTATCGTGCTGGAAAGCTTGGCATTCTAACTAGCGGAGCAACATTTAAGCCACTTACTCTTAATGCTGCAGATGCACAACTTCTAGAAGTACGTCGATTTGGTGTAGAAGAAATTGCTAGACTATTCCGTGTGCCTGTATCTTTACTTGGACACCCTGTTGCAGGAGCAATGTCATTTGCATCGGTTGAAGCTCAGAACTTGTCATTTGTGCAACACTCTCTAAGACCTTTACTTGAAAGACTAGAACAAGCACTATCTCCTTTGCTTCCTGAATCAGACGGATTTATTAAGTTTAACTTAGATGCGCTACTACGTGGAACAACACTAGAACGCTATGATGCCTATACAAAAGGTTTACGCGAAGGTTTCCTAAGCCTAAATGATGTCCGTTATGTTGAAGATCTTGCACCTCTTGGAGAGTCTGGAGATCAATACAGAGTTCCACTGCAAAATATTGATGCAGCAGACGCAAAAGATGTTGGCTTAAACCTACGTGCCGACATTGCAGCCAAGTTAATT